GCGCGACCCCGACGTATCGGTGCGCAAGAGCCCTCAAGTGTCGAACACCGGCACGATGCCTATGGAGAAATTTGCCCGCACGCTGGAGATTGTCATTTCGCGTCTGTGGAAGGATGGCAAACTCAAGCGGAAGTGCAAGAAAAACGTACGCAGCGTGCTTAGCGTTGCGGAGGGTTGGCTGAAGGCCACGATGGTCTCGGAAAAAGAGCCGAACTCTGAGCTTGAGACCGCGCTCAACGATACGCGCGAAACACTCGAGCACCTCGAAGCGGCCGAACGGTTACTAGAGGACCCGCAGGGGATGAGTCAGGATGAGATCGAGGCACAAAAGGATGAGAAGAAAGCCTACCTTGAGGAATTGGAAGACAAGGTCGAGTTGACCGTAACGCGCATGATGGCGATAGACTTCGTCCGCGCTGAGCAGATACAGGTTTCTACCGACGTTGACTGCATCGAAGATTATCTCGATGCGAATTGGATTGGCAACGAAATCTACGTGGAGAAAGAGGATGCGATTGCCCGGTTCCCACGTATCGATATCGAGGATCTGAAATCCGCCAAGCAATACTACCAGTCGCAGCCGAAAGAAATGACGACACGCGACGTGGACAATATTTTGCCGCAGGGACAGCTAACGGCTGCCGATGCGGAAGGCTACTCGACCAACAGTTCTGACCCGGAAGCGAACGCGCTCTACCGCGTCATCGAGATTTGGGATCGGCGCGACAAGAAGATTCGCACTATGCTTGAGGGAGTCAAGATATGGGCAAAGCCGCCATTTTCGCCTCCCTATCCAGCGAGCCGATTCTACCCGTATTTCTATACCGGATTCTTCGAGGTGGACGGGCAGAGACATCCGCAGTCCCTGTCCTGGCGACTGTACAAGTTGCAGGACGAATACTCGTGCACACGGAGCAATTTTCGACTTTCGCGCGAGCGTGCGATTCCGGCGACGATGTTCAATGCGACGGGAATTGACGACACGGAAGCGAAGAAGCTCCAGGACGCGAAGCACCAGGAGCTGATTGCACTTAGGCCGTCCGACGCGCAAGTGCCACTGGGAAACCTGTTTGCTGCGAAGCCGGTATCCACTATCGACCCTCGCCTTTACGACGTGACGCCGATCAACGCGGATATGGAGCGTGTATCGGGCGTGCAGGAAGCGCTACAGAGTAGCGGTGCTCCGGGTACACCGCCTACCGCGACCGAAGTGAACGTCCAGCAGGCGGGCACAGGCGCGCGTACGACATCGGATCGCGATGTGCTCGAGTGGATGCTCAGCGATTTCGCGCAGTACACCGCCGAGCAGGCGCTGCAATGTTTGCCGACGAAGGCCGTGCAGCGTATGTGCGGCCCTGACGCCTTCTGGCCATTCGGCATGGACATCGATGACCTGTTTACGCTCGTTGAAGTCAGCATCAAGGCCGGCAGCACGGGCAAGCCCTCTAGGCAGGGCGACCAAGCCGTGTGGGGTCAGGTTCTACCGCTTCTCGAGAAGATAATTGGATCAATCGTGCAGGCACGCGCGATGGGCAACATTCCGCTGGCAACATGTCTCGAGGAACTGGTCAAAGAGACTATGCTGCGTCTCGGCGACGACACCGACGTTACTCGCTTCATCCCGCAGATTCCGCCTCCGGGCTCTCCGGGCGCCGGGATGCTACCCCACGCGCCGCCCGTCGATGTCAAGGTTCAACTCAAGGGCGAAATTTCGCCGCAGGCCGCCGCGACGCTCGTGGCCCCAACGCTCGCGCTCGACGCGTCAACACCTGCGCCATCGAATCCGGCCGCGCCCCCTGGCACGCCCGGCGCCGGCCCGACTCCCGCTCCGGGCGGGAGCCCGGCCGGTCCAGTTCCCCCAACGCAGGTCCCCGCGCCGGGACTTGCACTCGCAAAATAATGGAGATTTCACATGACTGAGCCCACGGTGTTCGACGCGGTTAACGCCGCACTTGCAGAGGTAAGCGGCAATGCTACGACAACTACGACACAAGATACGACTGCAGATGATTCTGCTTCCAACGCGGCTGATGCTGCTGAAGATCAGGATACGGAGTTGGGTGTGGATGAGGCGGGCGACGAGGTTGGTGAAGAAGGCGGAAAGACTGAGACTAGCGACGGAGAAGACGCTGGAAAAGACGAAGGCGCTGCCGGAAAACCCGATGGCGCTGATGGAAAACCAGCAGACGGCAAAGGTGATACAGATGAGGCCAAGGCAGCTGCCGAAGCCGCAGCCGCCAAAAAGCCCGACGCTGTAAATGATCCGATTCCGAAGGACGTAGCGCCCGCGACGCAGGAACGCATTCGCACGCTCATCAAGGCTACCAAGGAAGCGGAGACCGCTAAAGCTGAAGCCACGCAGAATCTCGACTACATCGTAAACGGTGTACGGGCAACCGGAATGAATCCGCAGCAATACGGTGAAGTTCTATCGTTTATGCAGTTGTTCAACAGCGGAGATCCGAACCAACAGTCCAAGGCACTTGAGCTTGTCGAAAATCTGGCTGACCAGTTGGCTGCGTTGCTCGGTAAAGAACGCACAGCATCCGATCCGCTCAAGGGATTTCCCGATCTCGCCCAGGCTGTGCAGCAGGGTCAGATGACTCGGCAGTGGGCGGCGCAACTCGCTACATCACGTCGGCAAACGCAGACGCGCTCGCAGATCGAGACATCGGTGCGCACTACGCAGGAGCAGGAGCGGCAGCAGAAACAAGAACGTGCGAAAGACCTAGAAGACGCTCGCGTCGCAATGAACAATTGGGAGTTGTCGATGGGGCGCGATCCGCAATTCGCGCAGTTAAAAGACCGTCTGGTTAGAAAGCTCAAACCTGATTTTCAGAAACTATCGCCGAAAGAATGGCTTCCGCGCTTTCAGCAGGCATTTGAAGTTGCCAAACTGGCTGCCGGTCCTGTAAGATCACCGGACGGTAAATTTCAGAAAGGGCACGTACCGGAGAATCAACCGCTCCGTGCACGTAACCCGGCTGGCGGCGGTGCACACGCGCCAAAGAACATGCAGGATGCAGTCTTCGGCGCTATCGCAGATTTAGCAGGGAGTAGACGATGAGCGTTAAGTTACCGATGGGAAAGTTGACCAATATGTCTACGAGTAAAGGCTCGACGACACCTAAAGATGGTCATTTCGGAGCGCCGGATCAGTCGAGCGGTCACGATTCGCCTAGTTTGATTCTCACGCACGATCACATCAAGAAACTTGGACTTGACATCAAGGACCTTGGCGTTGGCGATGTCCTGCATATGCACGCGCACGGGCGCGTAACGCACGTCAGCTCGGACCAGAATCACAGTAAAGGTCCCGGTGAGCCGAAACAGCGCCAGCGCGTTGAATTGTCACTGCACAAGGCGGCCGTCCATAACCCGAAACTTACGCACGGCGAGTCTGATTCAGAGAAGTCCGAAAATGCGAAGAAGGGCGCTCGGGCCGCTATGGAAGCGGCGCTCGAAGGTAAGCGCGGCGACCGCACGGCGACCGACAACAGCGATGAAGCGTAATTGGAACGACATGAGTAAGTGGCACCCGTTCTATCGGATGGGTGTGCACATGGTCTCACTGTCGCTCATCATGATGCTTTTTGGCACTCTGTTTTTGTGGTTCTTGCTGAGTAACAAAGCGTCTGCGGCCGAACCCGATCCGAAGTGTTGGGTGTGCAGCTTCAAGCCGCCAGAGAAAAGCGAGGCACCGCCCGCACTCGTGATAAAGCCGCAACACCGCCTGAGCCAGATATCATTCCGAAGGATACGGCTCCTGGCCCCCTATTCGATATGAGTCTGTGCGGCCCGGACAAGCAGATCATATACAATTGCGACAAATTTGAAACCTGATAGGAGCGCCACAATGGATATCGTAGTTCTCATCCTGTTGACTCTCAGCCCCGGCAGTCATGACGTGTACAACAAGGTCCTTGTCATGCCGACCCCGTCACAGCGCGATTGCGTTGCGGCCGGCGCGCAGTGGATTGATACGCAGGACTCGAAGGATTCGCCGCAGTATCTGTGTCTTGTCAAAAGCGACGTGTCACGGACGGAAGCAGCGAAATAATTCAGTAAGCGACGCCGTTGAACCGGCCCCCGAGCAGCATCCAGTAACCGCCGATGCTCGGTACGCTCACCAGACGGGCGTAGTCGCCCTGCGTCGAGAGCGCGACAGAGGCGACGCCGCTGCTGTAGATGAAATCTCCGCCAACGCAGGCGACGGTCACGGTGCTCGGTGGCCCCTCGACAGGAGACACGCGGCTGATCTGCAACTGGCGAATGCCGGCGCTGACGGCCGGGAGCGTGAGTGTCCAGTTGCTTTGAGATGGTGCGTTCGGCAGCGCTACCACGCCGATGTTCGTGTCGGCGGGCTGCACGGATGCAGTGTTGTTGTAGACCGTGACCGTATTCAGCGCTGCTGAAAGTCCGGCTGCGAGCGCAAGGGTCTGCGCCGGACTCGCGACCGGAAGGCCACCCACGCGGCTCGCCATGATGATCCAGCGGTTGGTCGTGTCATTGGCTGACGAGAAAATAACCAGTAGATCATTGATAACCGACATGGTAATTGACGTATCGCCGCCGACGAACGTGTCGCCGTCACTGCACTGAAGCGTGATAGTGTTCGCCGAGGGATCTGCCTTAGATATCTCGATCGTACGATCCTTTCCGGCGATCGTCGGTAGAGTAACCACGAAAGACCCGTCCGTAGCATCACCAATGAGCGCCTGATGGAGCGACATCCCCGGGAGAACAGTGGTGCTGCTAATGTACCCGCTGTTTGACGTGAGCGCGCAGCCGAGCGGATAATTAAACTGGTCTTGGAGCGATGCGGTTATAGGTTGCCGGTTTCCGGTTTGACTGCCTATACCCTGGCCTACGATTGCCGCAGTTACCTGATCCGCAGAGAACAGGTTAACCCACGGCTCTTGCGAAACGTCATTGTTCATGGTTAAACCCTCGCAGGAATTTTACACTTGCTAAGAGCGATTAGCAATTATACTGAGGTACTTGACACTTTGCCGAATCCAGGGGTATCGTATGTGCTCTGAATCGACCGCGACGTAACCGGACTCGTCCACCGGAGCGCCATCCGGCGCCGCGTATGGGACTCGCACCCCAAGGCCGAAATGTGTTCTCACAACCATTTTGCTTTGGAGCTTGCAACCATGCCTTTCACGACCGAACAGTTGAGTTACGCGGGTAACGCGGCAATAAACTACTTTTTAAGGAATGACCCGGTTGACCAGATCAACGTCAACCGCCCCTGGATCAAGAAACTGATGGGCGACAAGAAGCCGTACGTCGGCGGCTTGCAGTACGTGGTCGAGCAGTTGCGCTACTCGAACGACAGCAATTTCCAGTCCTACTTTGGCGACACGCAGGTTACCTATAACCGCAAGCGCACGCTGCAGCAGGCCAAGTTCACCTGGGGTGCGTTCCATGACGGCTTCGGTCTGAACGAAGACGAACTCGCGCAGAACGGTATCGTGATGACCGATGACAAGTCGAGCGTCCCGACTGATGCCGAGAAAGTGCAGCTCACGAATCTTCTGCAGGAGAATGCGGAGACCCTGAAACTCGGCTTCCAGGAAAATTTCGACTACATGCTCCATCGCGACGGCTCGCAGGCCGCGACGGACATCCCTGGCCTTGACGCTCTGGTCTCGACGACTCCGACCGTCTCGCTCGTGGTCGGCGGTCTCGATCAGTCGATCTACACTTGGTGGCAGAATACTGCGATCACCGGCATCAGCACGGCGACCGCGGGCAACCTGACTCAGCAAATGGAAATCGCATGGCGCGATTGCACACGCTACGGCGGGTTCACCCCCGACCTGATCCTCTGCGGCGAGGAATTCCTCGACGCCTATCGTACCGACTCCAAGAGTTCGATCATCCGCAATGTGTTCGTCAAGGACGGCATGAACAAGGGTGTGACGCTCGATGGTTCAGTCGGCAGTGGCGCGAAGACCGGCCTGAGCTTCAAGGGGCTCGAGCTGGATTGGGACCCGGTCATGACGGTGCTCGACGCTCTCGACGCCCCGCTGGTTCCGTGGTCGAAGCGCTGCTACTTCATCAACACGAAGTTCCTGAAGCTGCGCCCGATTCAGGGTCACTGGATGGTCTCTCGCACCCCGCCTCGCGTGTACGATCGATACGTGCACTACTGGGCGCTGACGGCGAAAGCGGCACTCACGACTGGCAAGCGCAATGCGCACGCCGTTCTGAGCATCGCGTAATCGGCTCCACATTGAGGAAATAGACATGCGCGCATATCCACTGGTTAACGACTACGTCTCACTGGCGTACCCGTCAACGATCTCGACTGCCACAGGGGCCATAACCGTCACTCAGACGACTGGCGCTGTAACCGGCACCACGCACAAACTGGTACTCGGCGACACGGTGATCTTTGACGCGACTAATACCCCGGCTGGTCAGACAAACGCGGCGCCCCCGGCTCCGCTGCTCCCTGGCGTCGAGTATTGGGTAATCCCGAACTCGGCTACATCGTTCACGCTGGCGACGAGCTACGCGAACGCGGTTGCAGGTATCTTCATCGCGCCGACCGGCTCAACAGTGACAACCGCGGCCTACACGGTGAACCACTACCAGTTGTTCCCGAATGGTTTGTACGCCAACGGGTTAACTCCGTACCTCTCGCTTGAGGGTTCGCAGCTTCAGAGCAACCTGTTCGTCGGTTCAGGCGTTCCGATCGTCAACTACACGGGGGTTACTTGCCCGGTGGCATCGCCCGCGGTATTCACACTCTCGCTCAACACGAGTGCGACGATCGCCAACGGGCGCGCGGTGAAATTGGGCGGGAATATCCCGACCGGCTTCACGAAGAACAAGGTGTACTACGTCGTGGCAACCTCGACGGACACTTTCGAGTTGGCCTTGGCCCCTGGTGGCTCGGCGATCAACGCGACGGCTAATGCCTCAACCGCGTCGGCTCCGACAACGGTGTACGACGTCACTGGCATGACCCTCGGCAACGCCGAAGTCAGCGGTGAGCAGGGTTCGGTTGACTTCAGCCCCGGTATTCCGTTCCTAGAGGGGTATTCGAGCATTCTGGCAGTTTCGGCCAGCTTCCTCGCCTCGAACTTCACCACGGTCTACGTAGAAGGTGCGAGCGATGTAGCGGGTACGATTCCAGCGGGCTCGGCGACCGGCGACATTCCGGGCGCATGGACCGCTTTGGCTACGCTGAATCAGGCCGGCGTGGGTGCAATCCCGACTCAGTTCCTGCCTGTAGCACTCCCGCAGTACATCCGATTGCGCGTCAACGTGCTGACGGATTTCAGCGGCGGCGGCTCGGGCGCAGGTACGGGTATCGTCACTCAGTCGAGTGCTGCGCTGCTCGGGAATTAAGGCCATGCAAGTTCTAGCACTTGCAATCGGGCAGTCACTTGCGGTGCCAGCGGCATCGCAAGCGACTGTCACGAGTATGGCGGTCGCGTCTCCGGGTTTGGTTGTGCAACCGACATCGAGCGGACTTGTTGTAGCGAATGGCGATTCGGTTGTGTTCAACGGTTCAGGCTCTGTGCCGACTGGACTGACCAAAACCACTTCATATTTTGTTGTTAATGCTCAGGTGCCCAGTGGCGGAAACCAAACCTATAGCGTTTCCGCAACGCTAAATGGAGCGGCAATAAACTTCACCGTAGCGGGCATGGCCGGCGCGATAACCTGTTTCGATACGACCGCTGGGGCCGCAAACCTTGGCGCGACGTTTAACCGGAAATCCGGCGCAACTGGTGCGGTTGAAACGGTGCGCTCTACCGGAGCACCGCTATTTGCCATAGATGTGTCTGCTTTTTTGGTATTCTCTCTCGGTGGCACCGTTGCCAATCTGACGAGTGTTGATATTCAGGGATCGCCTGACAATATCAACTGGACCAGTTTTCTTCCGCGGGCTCAGACCGCGGCCGGGGTTATAGGGGTGACGATCGCGTCATTGCCGCAGTACCATCGCATTGTCATCACTGGCGCTGCGTATAATACGACTGGCACCCTGGATGTGTACATAGTTTCTGCAGGGTAAGATTTTTTCATCACCAACGGGAGACAGACTCCATGCTGTACCAAAAGGTCAAGGTTGTGCGGGATATTCATACGGTTTACAACCGAGCGATTCCCGCGTGGGAGATTCCAGTCCTGGAGATCATTTTCGATCAGGGAAATGTCCAGCCGACAGGAGTTCTGGAAATGGTCGATCGCGAGTATCCGGAACCGGGTGTCGAGTTCGATCGACTGATGCGCCGCTATGGTTCGGACCAGAAAAGCGGAACGGCTTTCGTAGCTATCGTATATGGTAGCGCGGGCGCCGGCATCAACGCTCTTAAATTCGCTATCGAGGAAGCGAAGGCAGAGGAAGATGCGATGAAAGCAGCGGGCACCGCGCCCAAGGTGCACTACGCTCCAGTCTCTCGCCAAGTGGCCGAGAGCGACAGTTTGATGGCTTGATGTGGGGCTCCTATCGCGTAAGCGGTAGTTTAACGGGCCGGGCCTCAATGACCCGGCCCGTTTTTGTTTCGGAGGAATGAGAATGACCGCGTACCTGCCCACAATGCAAGGCGATATACCGAACCCTAACGCGTGGCGCGACGTTGCTGGTCTCATCCCGCCCGCGAATTTGAGCATGGTTCCGGCTGACGTGAATTACCCGGACAACGGCGACGGCCGGTATTGGTGGCAGGCCAACGTCAATCTCGGGCCGCAGTTTGGCGCCATCTACTTCATTGGTAGCGCATCCTTTCTGACTGGAGACTTCAATCTCGAGTATCAGATCACGAAACTGTCGAACGACGGCAGTGCGCTCGTTCTCTCATATTCTCTGGATGGCGGCACAACGTGGGTTGATACAACTCTCCCGCTTATACAAGGCCTACAATTAGCGAGCGGTTCGGTTTACCAGGCTTTTGGAGCCGCCACCGGGCTCGCGGTGAAAGTCACGGTAACGGGCGGATCTAATGTACCCGGAGCGACGCTCAGCGAG